AATAAAACTTCTTCCCAATTCCCTAACGCTTCTGCTTTTATTTTTGCTAACCTTTCATTAATCGAAGAAACATACTGAATAAATATGTGCATTTCTCTGTTTGTTAGCACTACTAAATAATTCTTTTCAAACATTATTCTTTCTCCTTGTTGTACTCAGTACAAGGTATCAAGTCCAATCCATAATGCTCGTAATTATCTTCGTGAGGAAGCCAATTATCTTCTCCCATTTCGATTATTTGGTCTAGTGACCAACCACCTATTACATTATCTAAGACTTCATATTGTTCTTTTGTAATTGGTTTCCAATCATAGATAGAAACAATCCTCAATCCTGCCCACCAATCATTATTACTGTCTTGTTCAATGTAATGCCATTGCCAACCAAGAAAACTTTCCTCCCAAAAGTTTTTATTGTTTCTTAAATCTTCACTAGTCATTGTAGTTTCAACTGGAACATAATCATAATATTCATGCTCTCCATCACGACAGTTATCTTTTATTAAAAAATAATTTAACATTTTTTCTCCTTTTATTTTTTGCATAGGTTATTTCCAATTTAAGTGTTTGTGATTGATAATATAATCTCTAGGGGGTTGATTAAAACCAAACTCTTTATACCATTCTCTTTTTCTTTTTTGTGATGGTACAAAGGTAAAAGACTCACAATCCCTACGCCATTGAATAAATGCTAGAGTTTTAAATTTTTCTAAAGATATTCTAGCTCTATGATTATTTGACCGCATTGTTACCCACTTGCGACCAACTTTTATTTCATAAACTCTGTTACCATATTTACCCATAAAAAAAGTTTTAAACCAGTCGGACATCTGTGGATTTAATAATCTTTCTTGACGTTCTGGTGTAATAGTTTCTAATAAATCTTCAATCTGTTTCATTCGTTACCTCCCTAACTTCACGCAACACTTGACCAATTTCTGACCGAGTATAAAAACCTAATGGTAATATTTTTAATCGGAACAGTATGTCCTCGTAAGCACCATCATCACTTTCTACTTTTTCTCTATTAATATCTGTATAGATACTAAAATCATATAGGTTGTTGTCAACTGGAAAAACCTCAACAACAACATCATTTTCAAACATTAAATGTCTTGTAGTCATTTTTTACTCCTTTGTAAATCTCTGCACCATTGCAGAGCGGACACCACTCTAGCGAACCATTCAACCATTGTCAAGCCATACGCATGTGAGATATAATATTATATTATTTTGTCGCTCCTTCTATTCTTTATCAAATTTGGGACATTTTTCTATTCAAAATACTGGATAAAAATACAGTGGAAAAGAGTAAGAATTAAAAATACTGTATAAATATACAGGTGTTGTAGTGTTATAGTGTTGTAGTAAGTTAGTGTATTAGTGATGTAAAACACTAGATAAAGATGTCACAAAATTGTAACAAAGTTATGATTGACATAAGCGGGAATGATGGTATTTTGTGCGGTGGCTTTGCAATGGTGCGGAGCTATAACTAGAAATACAAAGGAGTATTTAATATGAAAAAAAGTAAATTAATTAATATCACACCATTTGAGACTTACATGGCTCAAGCAAAAGAAAATTATGAAAAGATATTAACTCAATCGGAGGAGGAACAGAATAAAATCATGTCCCCTAGAATGGTTGATGCCTTGAGTAACCATCTTGCAAACACTAAAAATTGTCCGCCAGAGTTTAAGGGAAAACCTAACAGACTCAAGGCATTTTTTGGAACTCAAAAACACTATGAAAAAATAACATTGAAAAGTTATTTTAATATCAAAGCTCACGATAATTTCCCAAAAGGATTGCAAACAAAAGCTTTAAAATCCTATAATAACTGGCTTTCGAGCGTTAGGGGCTAATCATGGCAATGTTCAAAAGATTGCTCAATGAGTGCTATGAGTCTGAGACTTTTAGAGAGGGCTTTTTGTGGTCTATGTATCTCGAAAATAGAGCCGAGAGGATTGCATTTAACCAAAAACCTTATGAGAGTTTTCAAGCTTACCTTGATAAGAATTATCACTGGCTTGTGCGAGTCTATGAGCTTGAGAGAAAGAGAGGGCTATACAATGGATAGAATAGAAAAATGGTTTATCAGTTTTTCGATTGTTGCCATTGGTTATGGCTTGTTGTGTTTATGGATAGTATTAAAATTTTTTTAAGATAAGGAGGAATAGAGAAAAAGGGAGGTTTAAACACCTCCTTTTTTTTTGGACTTAAAAAAAATTTGACATAGATATTTTATTTATGTTTATAATTATTCCGACAATAACAAAAACCCAAAAAGGAGGGTACAAAATGGAAAACAAGAAAACTCAAAACATCACTGTAAACGTAGAGCTAACACTTGAAGAACTGGACTTGATAAGGCATGCAACTTGGGCTTTAGAAGACCAACTTCAAAAAGAGATACATGAATACGTTAGGCAAAGAGATGATAGTTTTTACAAAACAGAGGGGTACTGGATTAGAGCTAATGAAATTGATAAAACTATGTATTTTGACTCCAGTATTTTGAGAGAAAAAGTTATCAAGGAATTTAACTCTAGCGATAAGTCGGACACCTACCAAAAAGACCTTGAGCTAAAAGTTGGACAACTAACAACCAGATACGCTAACCAAGAAAAATCATAAAAGGAGGAAAAGAGAAAAAGGGAGGTTTAAACACCTCCTTTTTTTTGTGCGGTTACTTTGTGCGGTAGCGGATAGGTTCAACTGTTAACTAGATATAGCCCTAGAACCGCCACAAGTCCCCAAATTTAAACGAAAACGTCTTAACCCTGCCTACCCTACTACAGAACCTTTATCGAGTCTCTAAGGTATTGTTTTGCCTGTATAAATCTGATTAACCCTGTAGGGCTTGTAGAGTATTGATATAACTTAAAATTATCTTTTTTTACTCTGTAAACCTTGAAAAGCTCAGATAATCTTTACAAATTAGATGGAAAACCTTTATTTATCTATAGAATTAGATAGATTTTTATAGATTTATATAGTTTTCAAGGTCTCTTATATTTATCTAACCCCACTGGGCAGGATACCCACCCCCCGTCCCCCCTATATATACTAATTCTCATACATTTTACAGGATTTTGAAGTGTTAAGTAGGGTTTGGTCGGGGGCAGTGGATACGTTGAAGGGCTTGAAAAATCTATATAGAGCTATATAGTAGTAGATGCTAGGTGGGGGTATACTTTAACCCCGGAAGGTTAATTCTATTATACAGTTATAATGCGATTCTGTCAAGCATTATTTAATTTATTTTAGTTTAGACTTGACAGTTTTCTATATTAGGTCTATAATAAGAACTTTATGACTTTACCAACAACAAATAAACGTAATTTAACAGAAAAACAAGAAAAGTTTCTAAGTAATCTCATTGAGACCAAAGGAGATTTAAAGCTTTCTGCTGAACTTGCGGGCTATGCAGGAAATCACTACCAAGTTATAAATAGTCTTAAACAAGAAATAGTTGAATTAGCCTCAACAGTCCTTGCAAGGGAAGCTCCGAAAGCTGCATTTAAGCTTGTGGAGGTTATGGATAGTGATGTAGCTATGCCACAAGCTAATGTAAAGCTACAAGCAGCCCAAACAATCCTAGATAGGGTTGGTGTTTCTAAGACAGAAAGGCTACAAGTAGACCAAAATGTAAATGGTGGTATATTTATCTTGCCTGAAAAGCAAGTAATAGACATTGAACAAGAAGATTATGAAGATATTTCTGACTGAGTACCAAATAGATGATAAAATATATGCAGGATTTAATATTTTTGCAGAATCTTTAGAAGAAGCTGAGTATGTTGCAGACATACATGGCTTAACATTGGTTGGAGAAGTAAAAAAGATTGAATATGTCCCAGAATTTGCAAACATAGACTATTTATCTACAATTAAATTTCCAAGTAAAGAAGAAAAACCTAAAATATTACACTAATGCCAAGAAAGAAAACAACAACTAAAAAGAAATCTACAGTTAATAAAGCGGGTAACTATACTAAACCTACTATGCGTAAAAGACTTTTTGAAAAAATTAAAGCAGGAAGTAAAGGTGGAAGACCCGGACAATGGAGTGCTAGAAAAGCACAGATGTTGGCAAGAGAATATAAGGCTAAAGGTGGAGGATACAAATAAAAAGTTACTTAGTAGACCTTTATGGTATATGGTGTTCTTACCTACACTACCACCAGTACTCGGAGCAATATTCATATTACTAATTATTTATAATCTACAATCATGAGAAGAAAAAAAAGAGACCCTAAAGTTGGAACAGGTAAAAAACCCAAGGGTAGTGGTAGAAGATTATATACAGATGAAAATCCAAAGGATACTGTATCAATTAAATTTGCAACTCCGGCTGATGCCAGAGCGACAGTAGCCAAAGTTAAAAAGATTAATAAACCTTTTGCACGTAAGATACAAATATTGACAGTATTAGAACAACGTGCTAAAGTAGCAGGTAAAGCTACACAGGCTCAGATAGCGAAGAAAGGAAAAGAAGCAATAAGGAAAAAACATGGCTCTCAAAAAAAGTCAAAAAAGTCTTAGAAGATGGACTAAACAAAAATGGAGAACTCCAAGTGGAAAGAAATCTTCGGAGACTGGAGAAGTTTACGCTCCTTCTGCTAAAATTAAAAAACTTAAATCGACTGCAGCCGGTAGACGTAAATTAGCTGCTGCTAATAAAAAGAAAAGGGAAGCTACTGCAAAGGGCAAACAACATGCTCAACATGGCTTACATCGTAAAACTAAGAAAAAGAAAAGGAAATAAAAGTATGGATATATTTATTTTTATAATTGTATTATTAGTTATTGTTGGTGTTGGATTAAAGAAATTTAAACCTGATACTTATAATAATATAAAACATAATATTAAAAATATTACTAAAGAACCATTTTAGTCTTATGAAGCAACAGAATCAAAAGATTAAAACTAAAAAAGAATTAGCCAAGCTGCGACAGCAGCAAGAGCTAAGACAACACAATCAATAATGGCAAAGAAAAAAGATTCACGTTTAGAAAGAGCAGGAGTAAGTGGTTATAATAAACCTAAACGAACTCCTAATCATCCAACTAAATCTCATATTGTTGTTGCAAAAGAAGGCGACAAAATAAAAACTATTCGTTTTGGACAACAAGGTAAAAAAGTTGGAACACTTAAAGGCACTGCAGGTAAACCTAAAAAGGGTGAGTCTGCTCGTATGAAAGCTAAACGTAAATCTTTTAAAGCTCGTCATGCAAAAAATATTGCTAAAGGAAAAATGTCTGCTGCATGGTGGGCTGATAAGGTGAAATGGTAAAATGCCACAGTTAGGTTCTGACAGACAACCCATTAAGTTTAAAGCCCTTGCAAAACAAAAAGGTAGACTTTCTATGAGAGGCAAAGGTATTAAAGACCAAAAACAATTTGAAGAAAATTGGGATAGAATTTTTAAAAAAGATTAATGGCTTATTCACAACAAGTAGTTGATAGATTTGAAAGTGTTTTAAAAGAACCTGAAAAACATGCAGTAGGTAGATTTGACCCTACAGACCCTAATGTTGCAACTGGTATGACAGGTGCTCCTGCATGTGGGGATGTAATGAGACTACAACTTAAACTTGATGGAAATACTATAGAAGATGTAAAGTTTAAAACTTATGGTTGTGGTTCTGCTATTGCTTCATCTACATTGTTTGTAGATATGCTCAAGGGTAAAACAATACAAGAAGCAAAGCAAATTAAAGATAAAGATATTGCAGAAGCTTTAGAGCTTCCACCTATAAAATTACATTGTTCTGTTTTAGCAGAAGAAAGTATAGCAAAAGCAATTGAAGATTGGGAAAACAAATTAGCTCGTAGACATCATAATCAATTATGAAAGATTATATAAAGAAAAAAGGAAATACTATTCCTTTTGGTTATGAACTTTCAGAAATTAAAGGCTATCTAAAGCCAATTCCAAAACAACAAGAACTTCTTTTAAAGTATATTACTTTAGTTCAAGAAAAAAAATACTCTCTACGTGAAGCAGCAGAGCAACTCTCGCTAGAAGCAAACAGAAAAATTAGTCACGTAGGACTTTCTAAGATTATTAAAAAAGTGACTCCGGCAGAGCCGAGGAGTCGTTTTACTGTGGCTACGCAACGTAAAAGAGCTTTAGCAAAGAAAGAAAAAGAAATACAAAAAGCCAAAGCACAACTTGCAGCCAAAGAAAAGAAAGTAAAAGAAGAAAAAGAAATAATCAAAAAAGCAACAGAGCCTACAAAGAATACTGTTGTCATCGATAGTGATTTAGAACAAGTCGCTCCTTCTGTCCAAGAAGTATTAAAGGATGCTAAAGTAATCTTTCATCCTAATGAAGGACCACAAACAGAATTTCTAGCCGCCGATGAAAAAGATGTTTTATATGGAGGTGCTGCCGGTGGTGGTAAAAGCTATGCAATGATAGTTGACCCACTACGCTACGCACATCGTCCGGCACACCGAGCCTTAATACTTAGAAGGTCGATGCCAGAACTCCGAGAAATGATAGATAAATCCAGAGAGCTTTATCCGCAAGCATTTCCCGGTGCTAAGTTTAGAGAAGTAGAAAAACTTTGGAACTTCCCTTCAGGTGCAAAAGTGGAGTTTGGTTTTCTTGAGCGAGATGCTGACGTATACAGATATCAAGGACAAGCCTATTCATGGATTGGTTTTGATGAAATTACACACCTACCTACAGAGTTCTCATGGAACTATCTAGCCTCTCGTTTAAGAACAACCGACCCTGAAATAAAAACATACTTGCGTTGTACAGCTAACCCCGGTGGTGTAGGTTCTCATTGGGTTAAAAAGCGTTACATAGAACCTAACGAATCTAATCAAAGCTTTTTAGGTGCTGATGGTCTAACACGAAAGTTTATCCCGGCTAAGCTAGTAGACAATCCATACTTAGCAAAGGATGGTATCTATGAGCAAATGCTAAAATCTTTACCACCTTTACAACGTAAACAACTCTTAGAAGGTAATTGGGATGTTGCAGAGGGAGCTGCGTTCGTAGAATTTGACCCAACTGTTCATGTTATTACCCCATTTGAGCTTCCTGTTGCTTGGGAAAGAGTAAAAGGTATTGACTATGGTTATGCCTCAGAAAGCTGTTGTTTATGGGGAATTATCGATATGAACGACAATACTTTAATTATTTATCGTGAATTGTATCGAAAAGGCTTGACAGGAGAAGACCCTTTCTCCGTAAATGGTGTATTAGATACTGCAGCATGGGCGAACACAGGTACAACTGGTCCAACTGTAGGTGAAGCTTTACTTAGAGCCGGACATAAACTTAGAAGGGCAGATAAAAATAGAATACAAGGTAAAATTCAAATACACGAATATTTAAAAACAAGAGAAAGTGGCAGACCAAAGTTACAGATATTTAACACATGTCCTAACTTGATAAGAGAATTGCAAAGTATTCCTCTGTCTAAAAATAATCCTGAAGATGTGGATACTCACGCTTCAGACCACGCATATGATGCATTGCGTTATATGATTATGAGTAGACCTCGAATGGAAAATCCATTAGAGCGAATGCGAGGATTTAAACGAGATATGTTTAAACCTGCTGACTCAGACTTTGGATATTAAGTATGGCAGAAGAGAATACATTTTTAAATGCTGACAACATCTACACAGATGTTGAAGGTGAGTCTGGTAAAACTCTAGATTTAGAATTAGAACAGAAGCTTAACCTAGTTGGTATTATTAATAGTCGCTATGCTAAAGCTGAAGATGCTAGAGAGACTGATGAAAGAAGATGGCTAAGAGCCTACGAAAACTACAGAGGACTCTATAAAAAATCAGTCAAGTTTAGAGATTCAGAAAAGTCAAGAGTCTTTGTTAAGATAACTAAAACAAAAGTACTGGCTGCTTTTGGTCAATTAGTTGATGTTATTTTTGGAACAGGAAAGTTTCCTATAGGTATCGCAGAAACTAAATTACCGGAAGGTGAAAAAGAAAACGCATATCTAGACCTACAAAATCCTACACCTAGTTTAGAAATAAACGAAGATAACTTAGGTAATGTCATAGGTGACCCATTTGATGTAGGTTTTGAAGGAGATGGTCGTACATTACCTGCCGGTTCTACTTACCCGACAAGTGAAAGTCTAGAACAAAAAGCTGACGATATGTTAGCTGAAGGTTTAAGTGCTATACCAGAAATACCTGAAATAAGTCCTGCAGAAAAAGCTGCAAGGCGAATGGAAAAACTTATACATGACCAGATAGAAGAATCTAATGGTTCTTCTGAAATAAGAAATGCTTTGCTAGAAGCAGCCTTATTAGGAACAGGAATTGTAAAAGGACCTTTTAACTTTAACAAAAAGTTACACAAGTGGTCAGATGAAGGGGGCGAGAGAAACTACAGTCCTTTAGAGGTGAGAGTACCTCGAATTGAGTTTGTTAGTTGTTGGGATTTTTATCCAGACCCTGCAGCTACAAACATAGAAGAATGTGAATATGTAATCCATAGACACAAAATGAACAAAAGTCAATTAAGGCAACTAAGAAACATGCCTTACTTTGACGAAGAAGCAATTCGTAGTTGTATCCAAATGGGAGCAAACTACGTAGAAAAAGATTTTGAAAGTCAACTCAAAGACGATGCTAGAGAAGATGATTACGGAAGCAACTTTGAGGTTCTAGAATATTGGGGCATCATGGATGCTGAATATGCTAGAGAGGTTGGAATAGAGTTAGATGATTCGGTTGACGACCTAGACGAAGTACAAATAAATGCATGGGTATGTGGAGATAAATTGCTAAGAGCAGTTGTTAATCCATTTACTCCATACCGCATACCATACAATGCTTTTCCATACGAAAGAAACCCTTATAACTTCTTTGGTATTGGAGTCGCAGAGAACATGGATGATTCTCAACAGATTATGAATGGTCATGCTAGAATGGCAATTGATAATTTAGCTTTAGCAGGTTCTCTTGTTTTTGACGTAGATGAATCAGCTTTAGTCGGTGGGCAGTCAATGGATGTCTATCCGGGGAAAGTCTTTAGAAGACAGGCAGGGATGCCCGGACAGTCAATATATGGCTTGAAGTTCCCCAACACTGCTCCCGAAAATATGATGATGTTTGACAAGTTTAGACAACTTGCAGACGAACAAACAGGCATACCTAGTTACTCTCACGGGCAAACGGGTGTACAAAGTATGACAAGGACAGCCTCTGGTATGTCCATGTTATTAGGGGCATCTAGTTTAAATATTAAGACTGTTATAAAGAATCTTGATGATTTTTTATTGAAGCCTTTAGGAGAATCGTACTTCCAATGGAACATGCAATTCTTTGAAGGTGGTCTTGATGTTAAAGGTGATTTAGAAGTTAGAGCTACAGGAACAAATAGCTTGATGCAAAAAGAAGTACGAAGTCAAAGGCTGACTATGTTCTTACAGACTGCACAAAGTCCGGCTATAGCTCCTTTCGTTAAAATTTCTAAACTCGTAAGTGAATTAGCCTATAGCTTAGACTTAGACCCTGATGAAATACTCAATGACCCTGAAGAAGCAGCTATCATGGCACAGATAATAGGAATGCAAAATGCTAACCAAACAACAGGCGAAGAAGCTAACCCCGGTGGTCCACAACCCGGAGGTATGGGAAGCCCTGAAGGAGCACCTCAATCACCTCAAGACCTTGGACCAACAGGCACTGGTGGTGGCAACATCGGAATCGGAAATGTTCCGGTTGCAGGGGAAACTACGTTCTCTGGTACACCTAGAGCAGTTGGGGGAACAGGTGAAGGAAGCCCTGAATAGAATAGAGGATTAAAATGGCAATAGGAGCTATCGCTAAAATTATTGGTAAACAAGTAGAAAATCTTTCAAGAAAAGAAGTTATTGATGCCTTAGAGGAAATTCCTTTAAAAGAACGATTAGAAATTTTAAGTGATGATTATGGTCGCCTTCCTAAAGAATATGAATTTTTAGAAAGCGATAAAATTGATTTTTATGAAGATATTGTAAATTTTAAAACATTACCTAATGATTTTAAATCAGGTGATAATACTTTACTTAGAGCGTACTTTGTAAAAAAAGATATTCCTGAAAAGTTTGTAGGAGAAGCAGATACTTTTGGCGAATTTAAAGGTGTTCCACATTTTAAAGAGTTAGGTAGTGGAAAAATTAAAGTATTTATTCCTAATAATATGTATGGAGGACAAAATAAATTTACTACAAAAACATTTGATAATCCTTCAAAGCAAGAAATAGAAGATTTTTTAGAAACTAGAATAAATAAAAATAAAGGTGGGAAAGTGACAGAAACTTTTGAAACCAGTATACCTAGATTTGTAGATAGACTTGCAAAGCTTAGTATGGAAGATGTAGCTTTATCTAAAAATAGAGATAAATTTATTCAAGAAGAAATTAGAGAAAAAGTTAAAATAGGTAATCGTCTTCTTGAAAATAATATGTACACAAAAGATTTTTTTGATAAAGCTATTAAAGATAGAAGAAGAGAATTAGCAGAAGAAGCCAGTCCCCTAGGAGCTAGAAGTGGTAGAGCTACTATGTTAGTTGGAGGACAAGCCAAACTTGATAGAAACAATAGTGGCTCAATAGATGCGGAAGATTTTAAAATGTTACGAGCATCTAAGCAAGAAGGCGGTGACGTAAACACTCAAATGGAAATGATGCTCGGAGGAGTTGAAGAGGTTGAAGAACCTATGCTTCCTGACGAAGAGATGGAAGAAGATTATGTAGACTATGTTGTAGAAGAAACATTGTCTAACGAAGATAGAAATTATTTAATAGATGCTCTCGAGAAAGACGACAGACTAAGTGAAATATTCGACCAAGTAGTTGAGAGCGCAACAGAATTTACAGGTGCCGGAACTGTAGAAGGTCCCGGAACTGGTAAGTCCGATTCGATACCGGCAAGGCTATCGGATGGTGAGTTTGTCTTTACTGCTAAAGCAACTGAAGAACTTGGAGCTGACAATTTAATGTCAATGATGAGGGAAGCAGAACGTGAAGCAGATGAAAGACTACAAGCTCAAGAAGGTGGGCTAATAGAAGAGGAAGAAACTGTTACTATGCCTGTTGAAGAACAGCCAGTGCAGCAGGACATTCGAGTTACTAAAGAGACAGTTGGAGCTCAAGCAGCAATGCAAGAGCAATCTGACTTAGTCGATGAAGAACTCAAAAAGTCTATGCTTTCTACTAGACCCTACGTTCGGAGCTAAAGCGATAAAGCTACCCTAGGCATAGGCACTTTATCATATATTAACCGAAAGGCTACCTTTACAAGACAAGCCCTGCAAGTGCACACGCAGCTACCTTGTTAAACGAAGCCCTGAGTAGGAGAAAAGAAAATGACTGAACAAGTCGTACAAGAGGAAGAAGTTCAAGCTAATCCTTATAATCAAAACAAAGCTTGGCATAAAGAGGATATAAAACCTTTTGTTTCGTCAGATAGTTTATTCTTCAAAGAAGAAACTCCTGAACAACCTTCAGAAGAATCTGTTGAAGAAGTAGAAGTAGAAGCAGAAAGTAAGGATAAACCTTACAAGCGACCAAACTACAAAAAACGTTATGACGATTTAAAAAAACATTACGATAGTAAACTTAATGAGTTTAAAGCTCGAGAACAGGAGTTACTGGAAGAAGCTACTAAAAATAGAACTGAATACCAAGCTCCTAAAACTGAAGAAGAGTTAGAACAATTTAAGAAAGAATATCCTGATGTGTATGAAGTTGTAGAGACTGTTGCTCACTTACAAAGTGAATCTAAGGCAAAAGTTCTAGAAGAACGTCTTAGTAAACTCCAACAAAGAGAGCAGGATTTAATACGACAAGATGCAGAAAAAAGGTTGATGGAAAGACACCCTGATTTTGAAGATATCAGAAACAGCGATGAATTTCATGGGTGGGCAACACAGCAGCCACAGTCTATCCAAGATTGGGTATACAGTAACAGCGATGATGCAGACTTAGCCTCCAGAGCCCTTGATTTGTTTAAAAAGGATTTAGGACTTGACATTCCTCAAGATAAAAAGTCATCTTCTAAACCGACCAGACAATCTGCTGCTGATTTAGTTTCTACTAAAACAACAAGTGTAGAACCTAAACAGGAAAAGATTTGGTCAGAAAGGGAGATTGCTGCTCTCAGTATGGATGAATTTGATAAATTCGAAGAAGATATCAGTTTAGCTATGCAAGAAGGCAGAATCACAAAATAAACTATAACTACTATAAAGGAGTAATATCATGGCTCAATATTTTGAACCGAGTACTGATACTGATGCTAACTTTGCTAACTCCGTAAGTGGACAGGCTAATAGTTTCTTTTTACCTTCGGTTTACTCTAAAAAGGTTTTAAACTTTTTTAGAAAAGCCTCGGTTGTAGAAGCTATCACGAACACCGACTATGCCGGTGAGATTTCTGCTTACGGAGACTCAGTTAAAATCATAAAAGAACCCGTTATTTCTGTGTATGATTACACAAGAGGTAGCGATACTACGCAAACAAAACTAACAGACCAAGAACTTACTTTGGTTGTTGACAGTGCGAAAGCTTTCAAATTCATCGTAGATGACATTGAAACTAACATGTCGCATGTGAACTTCAAAGAAGTAGCTTCTAGCTCTGCAGCTTACGCTCTTAGAGATTCGTATGATGCTGCTGTTATAGCTACTATGTTCTCTGGTGTGTCAAGTTCTTCACCTGACCACGTTCTAGGTGCTGACAATGCTACAGATTTAGCAGCCGGTACTTTTGATGGAACAGGTAACCTTGACATAGGTTTTGGTTCTAGTGAACATGACCCAATTGATGTTATGGCTAGAATGGCAAGACTACTTGACGAACAAAATGTTCCTGAAGAAGGAAGATGGTTCGTTGCAAGTCCTGACTTCTACGAGCAACTAGGTCAAGCTTCTTCTAAATTGCTATCTGTTGACTTCAACGCAGGTCAAGGTTCAATTAGAAACGGGTTAGTATCCAGTGGAAAACTAAGAGGATTTGATATGTACAAATCTAACAATATTGCCTCAACATCTAATGCTGCAGGTAAATGTTTGGCAGGTCATATCTCATCTACTGCGACTGCTCAAACTATCATCTCAACTGAAGTCCTTAGAGACCCAAGTTCGTTTGGTGACATAGTTAGAGGTCTTCACGTTTATGGTGCGAAAGTACTAAGAGGTGAAGCATTAGTTTCAGCTTTCTACGGAATTGACTAATATTGTCACTGTGGGGGAGCCTTCGGGCTCCTCTACTTCTTACAAGGAAAAATTATGAATAGACCAAGTGGAAACATCTCGTACTACGATTCTATTGAAGATAAAGAACAAAGATGTAAAGAAATGACCGGTTACAATGAAAGTTTAGTAGTTGGGAACTATATTGCAAAAACTAAAAAAATAGGGGAAAAGAAATGATGTATAAACGAGATAAAAAAGTATATGGTGGTAAAGCTCGTAAGCAATCAAAACATGGCGGTCCTCATAAAATGCCTCGATATGGTATGGCTATGGGCGGTGAAATGGAAGTTCAAAAGCCTAACTAAACATGAAAGTAAAAGCTCCAAAAGGCTATCATTGGATGAAACAAAAAAATGGTAGTTATAAACTGATGAAGCACA